AGAGCGCTTTCCATGGAACGCCTCCGCTACCTCCCTGGGTAGAGAACAGAGTCTTCTCCTGCTGCCGGTAGACCACATCAGCAACCACTGCCGCGTCCTTGACTGCCGCTGCGGTCAAGCTCAACGCCTCGTGCAGCGTCTTGATGTTCCTGTTGACCACAACAGACGACATCAGAACTCCGTGCTCGTGAGGAATTGCAGGCCGTCGACCTTGTCGTCGGAGAACACCGCGACGGACTGAGACGTCTCGACCTCCGTACCGATGCTCTCGAGGATGCCCGCGTACTGCTCGAACAGCGCGATGGAAGACGGCACGCGCCCGTATTCGTCCTTGACGTCGTGCATGTAGAGCAGCTGCGCGGCGGCTCCGATCGCGTTGGCGGATTCCGCCAGTACCTTGAGCCGGCCGACCTTCGGGTCGGTGGGGGTCGCGGGAAAGGACGAACCGTGCTGCGCCACCGTGTACGAGCTCCCGGCCTCCGCCAACTTCGATTCGACCTCGGCCGCGATCCTGGCCATCCAGTCGAGGCACTGCTGCGCCGTCGGCTTCGTGCTGCTCGTGAACGCGCCCCTACCGACCAGGCCCTCGACATCGGCCTGGGCGCAGAAGGCGTCATTGGCTGCGGTGTAGGCCATGGACTAGGCCTTCTTGAACCCGTGGCGGGCGTACCACTCGGCCGTGCGGACGTTCGTCGGAGTGTAGCTCTTCTTGCCGTCCGCGCTCTTGAACTTCGGCGCGGACTGGTCCGGCTTGTGAGGTGCCGTGATACGCGGATCAGAGTCCTCGCTTTCAGCCGTTCGCACCGGCTGGGTTGCCGCGGCTCCGGCCGACTCGTCTTCCGTGGCCGGATTCAGCCTTGATGGTCTCATTGCCATGTCGTGTCTCCTGAGAGTGGGCGGAGGCCCCCGCGAGCCTCCGCCCCGAAGGTGCTACGAGAAGATGTGCGAGAGGGCGCAGCGCCACTGGCCGTAGCCCGCGTTGTAGCAGGCGAACGACCCGAAGCTGACGTCCTTCGTGTTGAACTGGTTGTCGCCGGTCATGTCGTCTTCGAGCGTCACTTCCTCGGCCATCTGAAGGATCAGAGCCTTCTGGATGTGCGACGTGTTGAAGACGAAGTACTGGTCAACAGCCGTGATGAACGGGTTGGTGCGGACGGTGAACGTTCCCTTGAGGTCGTTCGCAATGGGTCCGGTCAGGGACTCGTTGTTCGCGACCTGAAGCGCAACCGCACGGAAGGCCGGAGGCACCATCGCCACGAACGTCGGCGCGTCGCCCGGCCAGAACGGATCACCGGCTCCATCCTTGTACGAGAACAGCGAGGATTGAGCCGTCCTCATCGACGCAGCGAACTCGAGATCCGTCGGCTGCGTTCCCGTCGCGGCGGCGGTCGTCTTGTCGTTGTCCTGCGACGTCGTGTAGATCGCACCCCCGGTCTCGGAGTGGTCCGTGTCGAAGAAGTACTGCGCGTCGTAGCAGTTCGTCGAGACGCCTGCGACGAGGACCTGCGTGAGCAGTTTGTCGCGGTGCTCGCGGGCCTTCCCGCCCATCTGCGCCACGTTCTTGCTGACGACGTTGTTCTTCCCGAACTTCCGCGTCAGGTAGTTGAACGCCACCGTGGCCTCCCACAGCTTGTTCACGATGCTGTAGGTGACCTGGGGGACGCCTTGCTTGACACGCTGGCTCAGGAACTCGCGAACCGGAGCAGCGTAGGACAACCAGGCGTAGGTCTCCTGGTCGGCCGAGGAGGGTTCGACGGACGCGATGCCGTCGAACATGGAGGGGAGTGAGAAGTAGCCCTGCCAAAACGCCGCTCGCGCGGTGTCTCGAAGGCCCTGGTCCATCGCGGTAGGTGTAGGCATTGTTCAGTCCCCTTACACCCAACCGACGTTGGTGATGCAGAGTTTGGGTTCGAGCTTGATCCACATGCCTTCGGTCGTGACCCGGAGGATGCGGCCGATGACGATGTCGTTCGCGGCGCCGGTGACGTCGAGGTTCGACACCATGTCGGCCCAGTTGTCCGACGCGGTCGCGCCGGAGATGTCGTAGATCAGTAGGTCGCCCTCGTCCGCGGCGGCGATGTTCGCTCCGACCGGGAGGAGGAAGATGCCGTCGATGTAAGCCTCGACGGGATCGCCCGCGGTCACGACGGTCTGATTCTTCGTGGAGATCCCACAGAAGTAGTCGCCCGCCGCGGGGACGGCCTGAACGCCGCCGGCGGTGTCGGTGTAGACGATGGCTCCGGCGTAGTGGATATCCGCCACGTTGCCGGAGAACGTGAACTTGTTGCAGGCCCCGTAGGTCCTGAAGTTCACGTCAGCTGCGAGTACTGCCATTTCGGTGGTCCCGGTTGCACGAGACCTGCACAGTTGGTGATGAGGGGAGGCCCGGCCGTGCTTACCGGGTTTTCGGTTGCAAGCCTATCCCCTCAAATCGAACTACTTGCGGGCGGCGTTCTTCTCGTAGATCTCCCGAGCCTCGGACTCCTTGGTGACGGAGGCGAACTCGGGGTTGAGGCCGAGCTTGCGCAGCGTGGCGGCCGAATCGGGGGTGACGGCGGCGCCGTCCTCGTCTCCTGCGGCTTGACGGCCGGAATTGACGGCGGACAGGGCGGCATCCCGCGGCAGCGACTTCAGCACGAGCTCCAGGGTGTCCATCGAGCCAAAGCCCGAAGCGAACTTGACGGGGTCCTTTTCGTAGTCCCCGAACTGCTTGATCTTCGCGGGGGGGACGCCGCTCTTGATCGCGGCGCCGCACAGCGACACGACCTTGGCCGCGACGCCCTCGTTCTCCTTGGCGGAGAGCTTGGCGCGGAGATCCTTGTTCGTGGACTCCAGCGACTCGACGCGGTCCTCGGCATCCTTCAGATCCGACGCCTTGCGGTCGCTCGACAGGCGGAGGGTCGCCACCTCGCCCGCGTTCTCCGCGAGCTTGCGCTCGGCCGCGTCGGCGCGCTTCTCCGCGGCCGTCACGGCGGCGTTCGCGTCGGCGAGCTTGCCGTTGAGCTTGACCAGCTCGTCGTCTTTTTGCGTGACCTTCGCCTCGGCGGTCGCAAGGCGGACCGTCACGTCGCTTTCGTCGTTCTGTGACATGGAAGCTCCTTTCGAGAGCGGAACGTAAATGGTCCGCAAGTCGGCATCGACCGCGGCGCTCGCTGCAACTCGTGCGTGGACGTCCGACGCCGGACGATTCGTGAACACGCCCCCGTAAACGGTGAACGTGGTAAAAGCCTTCGTCGCTGTCTTGATCCGGCTCGCCCCGTCGATCGAGAACCCGCGCCACTGGCGAGCCTTGACCTCAGCGAACAGAGACGCCGTGAGGTCCATCTGCGCCCAGAGTTGCCCGGCGCGGACGAAGAGCTTCTCGATGAACCCGTCGCCGGGACCGGCAGTTTCCTCGTAGTCACGGTGAGGATACCTGTGGACCGGCACGGGACCAGGCCATGACGAGAAGTTCGTCACGGCGTCTTCCAGGTCCCGCATCGTGATCGATGCCGTCCCCTTCTTGCCGGACGCCGTCAGCCCCATGTCGAAGTCGTGCATCGGCGACAGGAGCGGCATCTCGATCACGCCGGAACCGTCCGGGCGCTCGCTCAGGATCTTGATGGTCGCGGGGTTGACCGCGGTGAGGCAGATGGGCTCCATGGTCAGCTTCCCCACCGAATGACCGCGGCGTCCTGGACCCCGGTCGGGAGCGCGTCCAGCGCCGCGATCTGTTCTTCCTCGGTCAACTCGTCGGACATGAGGGTCGTGAGAAGGGTGGACCGGGTCGCGCTCTGCGCCTGCCGAATGATGTGCGTCGCAGTGAATTCGTGATCTCCGTCCGCGTCGACCATCGCGTGAGCCATCCGCAAGATCGCGACTTTTTCCTCTCGTGACAAGGACATGGTCATCCCCTCCCGTTCCCTGGGATTACGATCGACGGCCGCTGGATGCGCGGCTCCCCATGCTGCGACTGCGCCATCTTCGTGTGGATCGACGCAAGCGCGATCAGGACGGCCGACTGCGAGGCCATCACCTGAGCAACCATCTCGGCTACGTCGACCGGGTCGGCCGACTCCTTCGCTGCGTTGTACCGCGCGGCGACCGCCTCCACGGCCTGCTGTTGCCCGACGCAGACGCGCGCAATCATGGCGTGATCGTTGAAGTCGATTCTCATCCCTCAGCCTCCAACTGCTTCGCCAACTCGTCCGAGACGATCACCGCGAACCCGCGGCAGTTGTCTCCGCCTTCGCACCGCGCCGGGGGAAGGTATTGCTCGTATTCCCGCGTGCCGATCTTCAGGTAGACACCGTCGAGCTGGGCGCACGTCGCGCACGTCCGCTGGTCAAGGACCTCGGACCGAACGACCCACTGCGCGTCTCCAGTTACCGCCGCTTCCTTCGCCGCCATGTCGCGCCCTTGGTTGTAGGCGACCTCGGCGACCTGGCGCGCGGCTAGATCCTGCTTCGCCGGAGATAGGCCGTGAAGCGCGAGCTCGACCTGCTTCAGGGCTTGCGCCTCGTCCATGCCCGACCTCATCGCCGCGTTGTACTCGCGGATCGCCTCGTCGAGGAGACGCGCCCAGATCTCGTCAACGGCGATTTGAGACGCCACGCGAGCCTCGCCGGCCAGCTCCGCCGTGAGCGTCGAGATGACCTGCCACGACCCACCGGCCTCCTCGATCAGGGCCTCGATCTCAGCCGCCGCCCGGGAGCCTTTCGGGATGGTCGCGCCGGCGGGCAAGATGTTGGGGTCGCCCGGGGGCGTCTCGTCGAACGTGTCGGAGAGCGCCACGGACGACCGCGACACCTCCCCTGACTTGATTCGCTTGGCGATGTCTTTCTGTTTCGCCAACTCCTCGCGCGCGTGTTGACGGCCGACCTGCGCGACCTCGAGGAAACGATCTCTGATCCCGGCGACCATCGACGGCTCACCCTTCGGACGCGAGCGCCTCAATCCTGTGGTCGCCTCCCGCTTGATCTTCCCGGTCTCGATGCGGCCGAGGATGTCCTCGATCATTTTCGCGGTGGCGCGACGAAGCGCGGAGCCGAGTTGGTCGCCGCCGGTGGTCAACGTCCCGGCCACCATCCCGAGCATGCAGATCCGCGCCTCAAACTGCGTCGGGGTGCGCCCGTAGCCCTTGGGCTGCGGTACGGGGGGACCGTCAGGGAGCCGAAGCATCCGCTCCATGCCGAGACGCAAAGTCAGCGACCGCCCGGCCTTCTCGTCTTCGGCCGTGGTCTGCGCTCCGCCGTCGCCGTTCCCTCCCGGTGCAGTCTTCGACCGCTTCGATCTCCCGCTCGGGGGGACCTTATCCTTGGGGTTCAGCGACGGCGGTACAGGATTGTCCTCGGCGTCGAGTTGCGGAGCCTCAATGTCGTACTCGTCGTCCTTCAGGTTCACGCCGAGCTTCTCGGTGACCTGCTTGCGGACGGCGGGCGTCAGAGGCGTGATGCCTGCCACAATCGACTTGATCAGTGGGTCGAGCGTGCGGAAGTCTTCCCGCGGACCAACGCGAGGGCAGGTCAACTTCGGATATCTCTTGACGCCCGGATAATTCCAGTCGACCAACTCCTGAATGACGCCGGGCAGGTTCGCAATCCCGTCGTTCTCGATCCCGCAGATGCGACTGACGACGGCGTCCACGTTGACGTCCTCGTCCTCGGACTGCGTTTCGCCGACGGAGCGCGATCCGCTCTTGGTCTCACCGAGCAGTCGAGACTTCGTGTTCGAGCCGTGCGCGATCTCGGAATTCTCACCGTTGATCAGGCCTCGCATGCGGTCGGGCTGCTGAGCGGCGGCACCATCCATCCCGGCGTAGCCGAGTTTCGCCCCCACGCCGTCGGGGCCCATCGGGAGCATCGCGTAGGCCTCAGCCGGCGCCTGCCCTCGCATCTGCATGACAACCTGTTCAAGAACGGCCTTCTGCGCTGGGGTGTAGCTGTCCGGGTAGTAGCCGACCGGCATCGGAGCGCCCGTCTTCTGAGCCCAGATGGCGGCGAATCGCACCATCGCGTCCTTCCGGATGAACGCGCCGTACAGGGACCTGATCTTCGGCCGCCCTTCGTACCGTGCACCCTTGAAGTCCCACGGGTAGAGCACGAGCTGACGCGCCGGGATCGGTTCCATGAACTTGAACTCCGGCTTCGGAGTCTGGTACGTCCGGTTGACCGCCACGATCTCGTCGGTCTCGGACAGCATCCACCCCCGCGGGTCGACGCTTCTGGGCTCGAGCCATTGGATACGGTCGTAGATGATCTTGCCGTTGACCTCGCGGGTGCTCTTGGCGAACATCGCGAAGCCGCACTTGAGGAAGTCGAGGATCTCGACGAGACGCTGCCCCGTCCAGGACGTCTGGATGAAGTACTCGCGGCCGAACCTGTCGCTGGTCTCACGTAGGAGGTTGGCCGAGACGAACTCGGCGATTTCCTTGTCCTTCGCCTTGTCGCTGGCCGCCTGGATCTCCCACTTGCCCGTGCAGAGCGGCAGCACGACAGCATCGAGCCCCTCTTTGATCAGCGGGTCCGATTCCATCTTGTCGTAGACGTCCCACCGATCGTCGCCTTTCAGAGCCTCGACGTACTCGTAATCGAATTGGCCGTATTGGATCTCGACGCCGGAAGCCGATGGACGCATGCGCATGCGGGTCTGGAGGCTGTTGATCTCGGATTGGAGCGACAGCACGGACTCGCGTGTCGGCAGGCCGAGGAAGCGGGAGGCGGCGCGCTCGAGGAGGCCGGGCATCAGAACTGCGCCGTGGCGAGGCCGCCATCGAAGCCGAGATCTCGAACACCAGAGACACCTTCGCTCCTGGCGGCAGCACTCACCGGGAACAGCGCCACGAGCCGATAGCCCTCAGCGTCCGATGCGTGCGTGAGTTGCCGATTGGACTTGTCGACGTCGCGCGTCCCGGGCTTGAGCGAGACGCGGGCGAAATCGTTCGCGAGCTTCTCGCAGCGCGGGTGGATGTAATACCGCGTCTCGCCATCGCCATTGACCAGCATCGCGTTGACGGCGTTCAGGCGGTTGGTGACAGGGCCGTTCGCGGCCGGGACCATCATGCGAAGCCCCGACCATGCGACTCCGATCTCCTGGCGGATGATCTCGTAATCGCTCCGTGTGGACTTCGTCCCACGCGCCGATCCGGACGCATCGCCGAACACCTGAAGTCCCCTTCCCTTCTGAGCGGGGTATCTGCGCAAGAACTCGGCGCACGCCGCCTGAGTCGTCGCGCCTCCCGGGATCACGAGCTCATCGAGCGCCCACGCCTCGCGGGAAGTGTGCTGCCCTACGACCCAGCACATCGGGTCGACGTTGAAGTCGCAGGACAGGTCGAGAGGGAGCGACGGCTCTTCGTGGACGTCGACCGTGACGTGAAGAGATCGGTCAAACGTGTAGGCCGGGAGCGCAGACCAGTCGAGCCATTCGGCGCCGTAGAGCTGGCGGAAGTGAGCCGGGGCCATCCGGCTCTGGAGGTCGCGCATCTCGACCAAGTACCGGCCACGCTCGCAGTCGAGCCCGTGGAGATCGGCGAACTCGATCCCGGTGCCCTCGCCGTTGAGACCGCACTCGCACACGGCAGCCACCGATCGATCGCGCCACGTCCACGTCCGAGCGGCCCAACCCGGTGCGCCTGAAATCGCGTGCCGCCAGAGAGCCTCAGCCTCGCCTCCGATCTCTCCGACGTTCCCTGCGTAGCGCATGTAGCCTAGACCGCGTGTCCGGGTCTCAGAGACGCGAGAGCGCAGCGCGGCATGCGCTTCCGCGGTGAGGTTTCCAAACTCGTCTACGCCGATCCTGGCGACCGTGGGACCGTACACGTTCTCCGGGGTCTCCCATGAACGGCCTTCGATCCAACCGCCGTTTCGAAGAATCACGCGCGGCG